GGCAGTTCGATCCGGACGCTACGGTGAACGAGTTCAATTCGTTCCTCAGAATAACGGTATCCAGATGACGGTTTCCCCTCCTGATTCCGTGGGTGGGATTCCAATGGGACCGCCGAGGACGACCTATCGTGGACCTGTTGACAAGATGCAGGAATTTCAGAGGACGAATTCCCCGGCGATTAAAAGCAAAGCGGAACGAGACAGTCTTCCTCTGGGAACGCAATACATTGGACCGGATGGTAAAATTTACACTCGAAAGTAATGCCTTCGACGATCAACGAATGGGGAGACACGGCAATCGAGTCTCCCTTGGATTGGGGGGATGTTCTTTCTGAAGAACCAACAGAATCTTCGGGTTCCCCAGAAGTAACGGCTGCTATTCAAAGCAGGCTTAGCGCCCCTTCTAGACCTTCTTTATCCCCGGTTTTTTCAGGTTCCCAGATTGGACCGTTATCAACGGGTCGAATTCCTGTTGGTGCTCCCTCGTATGAACAGGCGGTTTCTCCGGGTGAGTTCTCCGGGATATCCCCGGAACAACTCGATAAAATAAATCAACAGGCAAAACAACAATTCTTTCAGTCTGTGTTTGGTCCGGAAGCTTCAAAATGGTGGGGAGATCAAACTCAGGAAAACCTGGAATCACTCGGAAAATACCTGAAAGGGAAATCCGCAGGCGCGGAAGCAATCCGTAGAACGTTTCCAGAAATCACTACTATTCTTGAAAACGAACAATTCCCGAAGATAGCGGGCGGGTTAGCTTCATCCGTTGTCGGTTTGGGTGAATTTGCAACCTCACCTGCCGGGTTTTATACCGAGGCCCTTTCTTCGGTCCCTGGAGCGCCGAGATTGGTGAGCGCGTTATTCCTTGCCGACACCCTCAAGAACGCTCCGGAAGCAGGAACGGAACTGGGTGACGCTGTTTCAAAGAACGATTGGAGACGAGCAACAGAGATCATTGCCAATACAGCGGGTGTCGGGGCATTGACCGGGCACGGAACATTCAGGGGCGGTGTGAAGGGAATTCGTGAGTATGTATCCAAGTTGATAAATCCTCCGAGAGTGACCCCGCCCCCTGGATTGGCCAAAATAATCGAGGAACAAAACAGGCTGGAAGATATAAGCCGGTTGCGAGAAGTCCCGCCAGTCTCAGAAATTCCAACGATAATCCCTCGTGGTGCCGGTGAACCTGGGATGCCTATCCAACCTCCTGCCGGAATGGAAATCGTTCCTGAACCAACCCCTGAACTGGCCAGGGGTGGAATCCCGGCTACGGAATCAATGTTGGATATTTTACCTCCTGAAGATATTATTCGATTTCGCAATGTGCCCGTTTCTGCCCCAAGTCCGATTCCATTTATTCAAGATCCGCGTTATCCAGGATTGACGGCAAGACAATCAAGCGGGATGGAATTGATTCGTGAACCTCCTGTTGAAATTGCACAAGGTGGAATACCGGCAAATGAGGGGATGTTGAATATCCTTCCTCCTCCGAACATTGAATATCCCGCTATCAACGAACTCCTCCGTCAACGGGAACGCGGACCAGCAACCCGGAGAGTGGAGGAAACCGGGCAATCACTTCGTCGTTTCGAGGATTTCCCAAGAGCGCAGGCCGAGAGAACGTCTGAACAAGTCCGTACTCAGGTTGGTGAGGGTGTGGCGGCTGAAGTGCATGCTGAAAAACCCCTAACGGAAAACCAACTTCGAATCATTCAGGACAGTCTGAGGAATGCGGTGGATCAAAACCGATTCTCAGAGGAACGAAAGGGAGTGATTGCAGGGACACGTTTGGAAGCGTGGGCCGATAGAACGTTGAATACCCCTGGGGTGCATAACGCTCCGGAAGCGTTGGCTGCTTACGCTGTAAAAGGGGCGGCGGTAATAGAACGCGGGATCATAAACGCGGTGGAATGGACGGCGGAGATGATTCGTCAATTTCCTGAGTTGAAAGATTGGGCGAAAGAAAACATCAACAAGATTAAAGAGCAGGCGGAACGTTTGCGGAAAGGAGAGTATGCCATACAAGAGCAAAAAGCAGGAGAGGTTCATGGAAGGTTGTCGGAACAACCCGGAGTCAATGAAGGGGAAGTGTCCTCCAAAGAAGGTTCTGCTGGAGTTCCATCAGGCGTCCAAGGCAAAGCAGAAGCGGGGGGAGCCGAGGTATCGGTAAGACCCCCGCATCGTGTCGAGCCACCGGAGGAACTGAAGCCGTTATTCGACAGGGAGGGCGTCATCTACATTGGGAAAATTGAGCCCTATGATCTAGGTGGAGGAAAGAAGACCGCTGAGTATTATTCGGCAGAGATTTACAATCCTCTAGATCCATCCGCAATTCCGGCCAATATTAATTTCTCGACAAAACTATCACACGCCGAAATCTCGAAAAAGATCGCAGAGAAGCGCGAAGCATTCGGATGGAAACGACCTGATGAAGTGGGTGCGACTACGGAGAAACACGTAAAACCACAGGACGATTGGAGGGTGGTTGTCTCTGCTGCTCGCGGTGAAGATCCGGGTTACGTCCAAATTGTTGATCCACGGGCAACAGAAGGATCTGGGAAAATCACACTACCAGAAGGTTCACCGGATTTCTCAAAGCTTCCGTCTGGACGATACACCTATGCTGAAGCGGTAAAGAAAGTGAAGTCGTCATCACTGATTTACGAAGCGATGGTTGCTGAAAAATCAGAACAACGACAAGATAAGTGGAGTCTGAAAGATACTAATGTTCCACATCGTAAAAGTGTTGTTGATGTATCGGGTAGAGTTTTGGGGAATGTCTCTCAATCACCTAAAGGCGGGTGGCGTGTAGTTGGCGATTTTTCACTGGAAAAATTTCCTTCTGCTGAATCGGCTGCTGTTTCATTAATTAGAGATTTATATCCTTCGCTGATCGACAAACTCGAATCCCTGAAGATAAAAGGGAAGGGTCAAGTTGGGGCTAATCCATTTCCTGAGATTGCGCGGTCAGTCTGGAATACTGGTTTGGACGTGATGCAAACGGCTATTCGAGCCGGTAAAACTATTGCTGAGGCAATCGAGGTCTTTATTCAGCATTTGAAGTCTGAAAAGGTTAAGTTCGATGAAATAAAGGTGCGTTCTTACTGGTCCGAACAGGCTAAAACAGATCGCCCAATGCAGATGGCTACTCCTGAAGGTTCACCGGAACGGTTTCCGGTTGAGAACGCGGAAGAAATCCAGATGCGTCGGAGTGCCGCTCGTGCGACTGAATCACCAGATATTCCACAGGAAGTCAGAACTCGGATTGCTGAAGCTCCTGAGAGTTTTTATCCAACTCAGAAAACCCCCGATGTAGCAGCATTGGTTTCAGGAATGTCTGATGCCGAATTATCATCGGTTCAGATTCATTCGAATATCTACGTTGCTGCTCGGTTGGAACAAGCTAACCGGTTTTTCAAATCTGGAAACAATGATGCCGCTTACGATGTGTTTGTAGCTCTAACACGCGAAGGAACAAATTTCGGTCAGTTGGTGAATCAATTCAAACTTCTGAAAGGAGTTAATCCTCAGTCGGTGGTTGATCTGGTAAATGCCGGATTACGGAAAGCTGGCCGTGATCCATTAAAGGAATCGCAACGTGAAAAAGTTCGAACCAAAGCTCAAGAAAGCATCCGAAAGAATCGAGAACTGGAAAAAGCCAAGGATGACTGGCGAAAAGATCCAACTGACGAAAATGCAACCACGGCTCAGAGGGCACTGAACGAAGCCGACAAATCCGATTTGGAAGTCCAACGGCTTATCCACCAGTACCAACACCGGAGTATTGCCGCGCTTCTGAAAGCCATTATTCAGGGGAACACCCTGACTCCAATTTCTCAGTTTGCGAATTTCGTTGGAAATATCAGCGGACTCCCGTTCCGACAGGCAAACCGAGGGGGTGCTGCCGTCATTGACATCATAGATTCGTACCTGCGAAGCCGACCAAGGGAAATTGCCGTTCATCCTGTTCATGGAACGAGTGCGGCTTCTAAAGGGGCATGGGAAGGGCTTAAACAGATTCCGGCTATTCTGCGTTGGGGGCCAGGGAACGTCGTCAAAGGCGAATCACGGGCTGGCCTGCATCCGATTCAGGCTATGGTAAATCTCCTCAGTAAAACCCCGGATGTACCAACCGTTGGCGGACGGGTTCCTTTTATGGATCGTGTTGGAATGGCGTTGGAATCCACGTTTGCAGTTCCGGCTGAAATCATGTTGCGCGGGTTGTCAGTGGGCGACATTGCTCCAAAACTGGCGGCTCGTTCCAGGATACTTTCCGAAGCGTTCCAACTGAAGAAAGTCCCACAAAGCCAATGGGCGTTCGCCCAGAAGTTCCCGGAACTGTTTCTTGATCGCGAAACCCTATCGAGGGTCGAGAACGAGATGCAACGGGCGGTGTTTCAACAGTCGAGCACGGCTTTGAATTACTTCAATCGGTTGCTGAAGGAAAAAGGCGGTGATACCGCAGATTTGGCTGCGTCTATGGCTGGTGCCATATACAGGCTGACTCCGTGGAATGTCACAAAGGAAATCCTGAGTTGGAATCCGTTGGTTGCTTTGGGTCAGACGGCTTTTGAGGCTAAACGCGGAAACATCCGTGGCGCTGAAATGGCCGCATCCAGATTTGTTCTTGGGTCTGCTGTGACTGCTGCTGGGTATTGGCTTTATCATAAGGGGATTCTTTCTCCGTCTCTGGATCAACCCGATGAAGAACAACGGGCAAGGATTCTGGCTCAAGAAGTGATGCCTCCGAATCACGTCAATATCAGCGCCCTTCGGAGAACGTTTCAGCGATATTCGAAAGGCCAAACACCGTCCAAAGAGGATTTCGGGTATCGTGCTGGAGACGAAACGAAGGATATTTTCCGTTCAGGATTCATCGGTGGCTCGATGCTTTACATGGTTGCAAACATTGGCCGTGACTTCGAAAAGAAGAAGATGGATCAATCCGAAAACATGGTTGCGTCTCTTTTGCAGGATAGCGTTCTACAACAAATGCGGTTTGGAATCCAACAGACCATGCTCAAGGGTACGGCGGCGGCTTTGGATGCGATACTGAAGGGGGATATTGATTCCTACATCAATTCAATCATGGGAACTGCATTGTCGATTCCGATTCCAAATTCATTCACGGCAGTCAGCCGAACGATGCGGGAATATCAGGTGGACATGAAAGAGCCTGAATTCAAAGAGCGCGTTAAGAATCTGGTTAAGACCCGTCTTGGGTTCCTTGGTTTGGATGATTACATGCCGTTGAAACGGGATCTATGGGGCAGACCGATGAAGGAAACTCCGGAAGGATCGAACGCTTTGATTTATCAATTGTTCGACGTTACCAAAGGCCGTCAAGTGACAAGCGATCCTGTGGCGTTGGAGTTGTATAGACTCTGGAGAAAGACGGCTGATCCAAGCGTGATTCCGTCGATTCCTTCGCGGCGATTGACGGTGAGAAACCAGAGCTATCAACTCAATTCCAAACAGTACGAACGCCTGTCGGAACTGGTTGGAAAACATCGGTTGGACGTTGTGCAATTGATTGTGACGAATCCAAATTTCCAATCTTTCACAGACGAACAGAGAATTGCGTTGCTTCAGAGGGTTTACGAAAGAGGTTCCCAGAATGGGCGGTTACTGTTCTTGAACGAACAAGGAAAGAATCTGGAATCTCAACCAAAGCGCGCTGGGTTTGAGGCTCAGTAATGGCTCTCCCAAAGAAAATCCCAAAGAGACTTGGGGAACGATACGGGGAATTGTGGGATATCGACGTTGATAACTGGGAGATCCTGATAGAACGCGAAGCCATTAAACGCGGCGGGCGTTGGATGAAAGACGGAAAGGAGTTCGGGAGAGGATTATTTTTCCACTATCGACGGATTCAATCTCTGATTTGGCCTGAAGACGATCATCATAGGTGGAGTGATTTGATGCTCAAATCGTTTGTGGAGGAGACAATAACTGCCGTTCTCGGGCCTAAAGACTCTTCAAAAACAAGATCAATGGCCAAGTTCGGTCTGACGGATTATTTCTGTTTCCCGAATGACACTTTGATTCTCATGTCGTCCACGGATATTCGTGGGTTGGAACTTCGAGTCTGGGGTGATTTGAAAAGCCTGTTCAACAGGGCATTGGAAGTTTGGCCTTCGGCTCCCGGCAATCTTCTCGATTCTTCCCACGGAATTTTCACCGATGGCGGAACCGACCACGGCGAACCCCGTGATATGCGCCGAGGGATTATTTGTATTCCAACGATTGGCTCTAACGGACAGTGGCAAGGCTTAAAAAACTACTGCGGCATAAAACAGAAACGCAGACGGCTTCTTGGCGATGAGGTTCAGTTGATGTTATCGCCTTATTTGTCGTCTCTTTCCAATCTTAACAAAGGAGATTTCAAGGGGATATTCATTGGCAACCCGATTGGGGAAGGAGATCCGTTGGACAAGATTTCCGAACCTGAAGAGGGATGGGAGTCACAACCTGAACCGGAGACAACCACTACATGGAGAAACCGCATGGGCGGTGTCACGGTACAATTGGTTGGAACGGATTCACCGGCAATAAAGGAACCTGGGAAATATCAATACCTGCTCAACCAAAAGGACATTGATTACGTTGTCAACTTTTGGACTAAAAACTCTGTTGAATACTGGAATCAGGTTATCGGAATCCGTAAACCTGGGATCAACGAGCACAAGGTTGTCACAAGGGATATGGTCCGGCAATTCGGGGCGCAACTGGATGTTGTGTGGAGGGGATTAAAGACCATAAAAGTCTACGCTCTGGACGCTTCTTACGGTGGAGATCGGTGCGTAGGTGGGGAGATTGAGTTCGGTTTGGATATTAACGGCATTTCGGTAATTTCCTGCGGCAGACCAGTAGTGATTCCGATTATCGTTTATCCGAAGTCCGTCCCGGAAAACGAACGGAAAACACCGGAAGATCAAATCGCTGAGTTCGTAAAGAAGGACTGTGCATCTAAAAACATCCCGGCTTCAAATGTATTCTATGACTCAACCGGCCGCGGTTCACTCGGGACAGCTTTTGCCCGTGTCTGGAGTGCTGACGTAAATCCGGTTGAGTTTGGAGGGAAAGCCACGGA